CGCAGCCATCGGAGGTTTGACCGGCGCGCACTCTGGACCCTGACCAGCGTGTTTCATATGCCTTGACTGTTGCCAGTTTGACCCTACTGTTAGGCAGGGCAGGCCTAGCCAATTCACGACGTGTTGCGGCCACCGCCCTCAACTCACTCACTACTCAGGTGCGCCGCCACTAAACGCATCGCATGAACTACGTCAATCACTCTCGCATAATCCGCTGCGGGTGACGGGTACGAACCGTAGCCAACGGAGAGGCTCGCCACCTGCGGAACGTGATAAGAAATCGTATGCGCGTCTGACTGTTCGCCATCCGCCCACGAATACGCCAGACCAAGCTCGCGGGAGAATATCATCAAGCGGTCGATGAACCAATCGGTAGCGGTAGCCCGCCCGTTGTATGCCGAGACTATCTCCTGCTTGCCGGGGCGGTCGAGGCAGAGGCAATAGTCCAGTCCCGCGAAGAAGTCGGCGTCAACCGCTTTAGCCCCCGCGTTCTCGCCACCCGCCTGTACGCTCAACAGTACGCGGAATGGGAGAGCGGTCACTTCGGCCAGTGCCAGGATTATTGCAATGCCACACTTGTCATTCGCGCCAATGCAAACTGTCTCGCCGCCGCTGTCCTGCCCTTCGATTTGTAGCAGCCCGCCCCTCTCTGGGAAGGCTAACGCTGCCGAGTTCGTTTGCGCCAACACCTCTACGTCGCGGACTTGTTGAGCGGTATCCATATGCGCGGCCAGCAGCGTTCTCTGCGCCCCCTCGTCGCCGCGTGAGGCAAGCAGATTGCCACCGTCATCCTGTTCTGCTATGAAGCCCGCGTCGGTAAGAGCGGTGCGACAGTAGAGCCGCACGCCCTTCTCCGCCCCGCTCGGCGATGGCAGGAGGAATAGCTGCTTGAGGTGTTGCGTTATCGACAGGTATTCATCCAGCCCCGATGACTGTACCCGTTCACTCATGCTAACATCGCCCCTTCTGTCTCACACTCTACACCACCGGCGGCAACTTGTCAAGGCCTACTGGCGGCGCTCGTCACTGCACCCGCTTTGGCAGCAGCTTCTCAAAGTCTATCGGCGGCACCGTCTTCTCAGTCCCACCCTGCGCAATCCATTCCTTGACCGGATAACCTTCCCAGTCAAACTCGGCACGATACTTGTCAAGTTGCGCTTGCGTTGCGGTCAAATAGTTGTAGTCCTTGACGCCCTCGCCATACGCCACCAACTGCGGCGACGGCTCCGGGTTCGCCATATCGCAGCCCTTCAGCAGGTAGTCCTTCCAGCACCACGACAACCGGACACGCGGCTGCACTAGCCACGTCCATAAGCCGATGCTCCACCGCACCATCTCCGGCGTGCAGGGCGCGTGGGATAACTGAGTGTCATATACCCAGAACTCCTTCTTGCTTGCTTCAATGAGTTGCTTACAACCGTGCAGGTCGCCGCCGATGATGATGCTCACGCAGACAATATCAAGCAACGGCACCATGTTCTTTACATTTGGGTAGCAGACTGCGGTGCCGCAACGTACACCCTGCTCGTTGTTGCGGCTCGTGATCTCTCCGATAACGCGCTTGTCGGCACTAGTCATTGGTTTGCCGCGACCAGGCTCGTCAATATTGTAGGCGACAATCTCCGGCCACTGGTCGGGATATTTTGACATGCTCTGGGCGAGCTTGGCGACATACGCCCTGCCAGCGAAGTGTCCTTGCCCGTGACCCGGTAGCGGGTCCAACTCGGCGGCCTTGACCTTCTCCCAGTCGGGCACGAGCTTCGCGAATCCCACGTCGCCGATATTAGCCATTGCGATGACCGGAAACTGCGGGTCCAGCATACCCTCCTCAATAGCTATGTCTATCTGGTCCCTCAGCTCCTCGGGCTGACCGTACTCAATCACAAACGTGTTCATGCCATACTTCTTCATCAGCTTGACATGCGCCCGCCAGTTCTGCACGCCGCCGATGTGCGAACGGTAGGCGTAGGTGCCGAAGCCAGTTGCCGCCTGCGCGACGGTTGCGACCAGCATTGCCAGCGCAACTGCTACGCACATCGTGAATGTCCTTGCCGTTTTCCCGTTGTTCATTTGCCATCTCCCTGGTTCGTCTTATTGGCGGCCTCGGCTGCGGCCTTCCGCTTCGCCCGCAGGCCCATCTTGGTGCGTGCCTTCATCCGTTTGATGTGTGCCTTAGCCTCTGGCTCATACGGCTTACCCGATAAGGGACTGGTGTAGCCCTCTTGCTTCCAGAAGTCGTTGTGTTCAACCGGGCGCACATTGGCGGCAGTCAGGTATCCATCCGGTATGATCATCTGCGCATTGTTTGCGGGTAAGACCCGCCCGTCCTCTGTCGAGTGAGCCGCCGTATGGTCCACCCTCATTTGACGCAGGCTGCGCAGGATGTCATCCGGGGCATAGCCAGCTTCGCGCAAGCTCCGTATCGAATCGTCGCCAGCATCGCTCTTGCTTATCTTGGGGGCGACGAACTCATGCCGTATGGTAGGCAAGTACTGTTGGTGCGGTGGCTTCCACCCCAGCGCACAGCAGAAGTAATCATAGAGTTGCACCTGGCACAACAGGTCGGCGCCTCGTATGAACCCGCCGATCTCCATAGCGTGATCATCAACGACGGAGGTAAACGTGAGCCAGGGGTGGTAGACAATCTCGCTCCCCACCGGCACGCTTAGGTTGTAAATGGCGCGGTTAGTGCCATAGTAACGCGACACCTGCGGGACCAGCTTCTGGTTAGCTTCCCAGTGCGCTTCGGCGTTGCGCGTGCTCCACATGATCTCGTCCGGCGACAGACCAAGCCACTCCAGATCCTCCAGATAGTGCTCGACAAGCGTAGACATAGACGGGCAGGTCTTCGCGTAGCCGACCACATGATAGGGCAAGTCGTGGAGGTGTAGCACAAACTTGCCACCCGTGTTTCGGGCAACGCCCCAGTTAGCCTCTACGATGGAGATGTGGCCGATGTGCAATTCGTGGTATGGTACTAGCGAGAAGCGAGTGTTCATTATGTGGCCTCGTTTGTTTCAGTGGGAGATTGGAGATGGGGCAGCAACCGATAGGCGACCGCCCCACTGCGGCCCGTCGGTTACTACTGGCCCGTCTCTGTACCCGACCACCAGTCATAGCTCTGCATTGAGGCCACGGACATCTGCCCGACATGCCCGTCGCGGAACAGCATGTTATTGTTGCTCCCGTGGGACATGTCTGCCACCGTCGGGTCGGTACCGTCGTTCCCGTATGGGCCTTTCGGGCGCATGAACCAGTTGGCATAGCCGTAGTCCGTGCTCTTACCACCGCACGCGTCCTCGGGCGATATACAGGCCTCACCTACCATCAAGGTCTGCGCTGGCGTGAATCCATAATCTTCATACTGGCACTTCTGGTCAATATTCCACGACCAGCCGTAGTCATCCGAGGCGCGCGTAGGCCAAAAACCGCCAGCCATCAAGGGCATCATATACGAGGTTGGATGGCCTTTGCCGTTACAGATAAACACCGGATTGATTCGCTGCGCCCAACCAAGGCGTGGCGGGATACCGTAAGGCCCCAGCTTGCCCAGGGCAGTAGCTATGCAATAGCCGTCGGGTTCCTCTTCAGGAATGTAGCTCAGGTTTGGCCCCCAGCCGTCATTGTCCCCGCAGTATTGGATCAATGCGAAGCCAATCTGCTTGAGGTTGCTGATACAGGATGCTTGCTTCGCCTTCTCCCTCGCGGATGCGAATACGGGGAAGAGGATCGCCGCCAGCACCGCGATGATCGCGATGACTACCAGCAGTTCGATGAGCGTGAAGCCGAGTTTTGAGTTGTGCGCCTTCATTAGTTTGTCTCTCCATTCAGTTGTCAAGGTTCGCTTACTGCTACTACTTCGCCCCGATGGTTCTGCGTCCATGCCCCTATTTGTTAGTAGGCCTCCTTTCACTGCTGGATTGGTTGCGCCTGCGCGCGTGCTGTTACTTTTTCATTGTAGTCTTCAATGAATTGGTCGGCAAGCCCAGTGGGGTCGGCGGGCAGCGAGTCGCCGCATTTACCGCAAACCAGCGGACCCTTTTGACAAGTGCCGCGAAGGGCGCTGCGCCACGCAGATTCCGCGTCGACCCAAGACCAAGACCAACACTCGCACCTATAGGTTAGCTTCATCCGTTATCGCCCCTTTACTTACTCATCCCGCCTGCCATTCGCTTCGTCATCCAGCATCATCGCGACCAGCAGGATCGCTGCAAGAACTATCGAAATGGCGGCTGCCCATTCGTAGGTCATGGGGTCCACCGTGCATCATCGCTGACTACATTGTATCCCCACCTGCCCATTGCTTCGCCCCTTCGCACTGCTACCGCTTGCGACCCTTGCCGCCGCCGCGCTGCCCGCCACGCCCGTTACCTGGACCTCCGCTCGGGCAGTCGCCTGGGTTCCTGTTCCTGCTGCCACCGTCACGCTTAGGACCGCTTCCATCCTGTCTCCGGTTGTCTTCCTTTGCCATTATGTATTGCTCCTTCGCTTATTCGGCTTTGGGCTTCCCGTATCCCCACGCTATCAATACGCCGACCAGCACTACCTCGAAAACGAATAGGCTGATAGCCCCGAGCCAGAACATCGGTATGTGAAAGTCCATTCTACTCGCCGCCCTTCATCCGCCGCAGAGAATCCGCACGACGCAGATAAGCCCTGCGGCATATATGCAACAGATTATCGTGTCCCACGGTTGCCCGAATTCGAGGCCAGGATACGTGACCTGCAAGTCGGGGTCAGCTTGCGGTGGGCCTTCGTGCTGGCTGGGTTCATCCTGTATCATTCGCCCTTCGCCCCTCACTTGTAGTCATTACAGTGGAACCCGCTGCCCCGAAAGATGATAGCCGCTGGCATAGAGATCACCCGCACCAGTTTGCCTCGGCATTTACCGACCTGACATCGCTTCGGTGCTGGTGCTCCTGGCGCATGGCGGACATTGAAAGTGTGGCCGCATTTCTGGCAACGGTATTCATAGAGGGGCATTAGCTACGACACGCATCCAACTTCGCCCGATACGGTTCCAGATTCACGCCCGCATCCTGCAGCAACTCCCAGTTCTCCAGTATCTCATCCGCCGATAACTCTACCGCCTGCCAGACCGCCGCTTGGTTGCCGAACCAGTCAATGAGAATCTGCCACGGAATGTCGGCGCGGCTGGCGAGGTTGATAGCCTCTTCATCCCATTCATCCTTGAGCTTCAACTGTTCGTACTGCGCTAGGTTCGGCAGGAGGTGCCAAGCCGTAACGCTAGCTGGCCCGTCTATGATGTAGCCGAGGAGTGCTTCGCGGAACGGGTTGGGGAGTGGCGGCTGGATAGCAGTCATTATCCCCGCAAGGGCTGCGCGGCCATAGTTATGTTCAAGTCGCATAATGTTGCGTTCGATGATTCGGTTCTTGCGGTCCTCTTCGCACTTACTCATTGCACCCGCACCCCTCTCCATCAGTTAGGTATCGCACCAGCCACAAGCTCGCCGCCTGCTTGTCAATGTCAATGATGTCCTCGCTGCCAACGCCCAGCAACGCCGCCGCCACCTCGCATACCAAGTAACCGCTGTCTACGGTAGCCGCTGGTTCTATCAGTTCCGTCACCGGCGCGATAGCAGGCAAGTTCTTGACTAGCCGCCTCGCCACCTCGTGGGCATACTCAGGCCAGCTCCAGTCACCCGGCTTGTCGGGGTCTGCTGGTTCAATGTCCATCCCATCGGGACACTGCGGAGGGGGTAGCATACCTTTAGGTCGCGGCGGGCACTCATGGCCCTCCTCGCTGGCGCAATAGGCAAGCATGACTAGGAGGCCGCGCTGGTCACCGTAGCCCTTGAGATCGAGGTGCTCCAGAACAACATCTTGAGTGTACCGAACGAAGTCACCGCCGGGCAATATCGCCGCGCTAATCTGGACGGTCTTGACAACGCGGCTTTCCGGCTTGAGTTGGCCCATCCAGTTAGTCATCGGCATCAGTGTTGCCCCGCTTCATTTCCTCCGTGAAGCCTTCCCCCATCGCATCCATAACCGCACTCATTGCATTGACTGCCTTCGCTTGGACGCGCCCCATTTCGCGCGCCCCTGCAAGGATGTCTTCCATGTTCGCATCGTCCTCGGCGAGCTCCGTTGCTGGTTCGGGCTTCTCGCAGCAGGGGACGCTGGCCTCGGCACAGTCAGCGATGATGTCGGCTTCGGTACCTAGTGGATATTGCAGGACATCGTTGCCATTCTCATCCTTGCCATACACCGCCTGACATTTACTGCAACCACGGTAGATGTCCGTTACCTCACTGAAATATATGGGAGCGCTATCAGAGCAGCGGGCAAACACCACCACCGGCAGCACCGCACCCTCGCAACTCCACGGCTTCTCATCGGTGCTCCACGCTTTGCGGGCCTTGCGGGTTATATCGGCGACGGATTCGCGAACGGTAGTCCAGTCATCGGCCAGGTGATTGTACTCGCCCATGACGACAGTGCCGTCACCATCGTTATCCCGAAGCCGTATAATGGAGCTGAATGTGTAGGTATTGCCCGACACCGCACCATGCAGCGTCACCGTCGGCTCGGAACACTCAGGCGGCTCGTTGCTCTCTGGATTCGCAGGTAGATGCTCTCCGCACGCCCCGCAGCATACCGTTCCTTCTGGCAGCGCAACTAGCTCCCCGCCGCCTTCCCTGCAACGCCACCCATCATACCCGTCTCGTCCATCCCAAGCCCACCGCCCGCAGTTACAAGTTAGCCCCTTCTTCACGTTGAGTCCTCCCGTTGTTGCCAGTGGATACAGCCGAATTCGGAACCCGTGTACAAATCTGGCCCCGCCAGCCCGTCCTCGAACATTACATAGATATGGTCAAGACTTGGCGGCCAAGAGTTCACGCCCTCGTATTCCACCACTAGGCCGCACTCGCCAAAGCCAACAAAGTCCCTATCCAAGGTCCACGATGATTCGCTGACATTCTCAGGCTTCCAGAACTTGCACGTCTCGCACGTTTGCATATCAACAGTTTACCAAATCCGCCGCGCGTTGTCAAGGCACCTCTGCCGCGACCCGCGCTATCGTAGATTCCGCAGACCTCGGATTCGTGTCAAACCCTATCCATCGCCGCCCGTGTTTGGCAGCAGCAACCGCAGTCGTGCCGGAACCAAGGAACGGGTCAAGCACTACATCCCCCCGGTTGCTCGACGCCTTCACGATCCGCTCCACTATCTGCAACGGTACCCGCTTGCCCCAGTTGGCTTCCTGCTCCGGTGAGTTCTCAGGTGTCCTATGCTCCCACCAGTCATAGGTTTCGGCATTGGCATTGAAAGTGTAGTCATCGCCCTTAGTCACAAAGATGATTGCACGCTGCGCCCGCGTCCAGTTGCGCGACCTGTCCTCATCAGCATACGGATATACCCATGCGGAGCCATGCGGATATACCCAAGTAAGCCAGCGCCGGAAGGTTAGCCCCAAATCCTGCGTCATTGTCAGCCAATCAGCGCAACACTCTGGCAGGTGCTTGAGGTACAGGCTACCCCCGTCGGCCAGCACCCGCGCACATTCACCAATCCAGCCTCGGCACCAATCACGGTATTCGTCGGCGGGATAGCTAGCCCCGGCATAGTGTGGCGCATCGGTGAATATCAGGTCAACTGAATTCGGGTGCAAGCAGCGGAGGCCCTCGACTATATCAACGCAATGGACTTGGCCGCAAGCAAGGCCGACGGATGGTTCGGTAGCGATTGTCTCAAGCGCCGCTTCGGGCATGGTTGCGCCATCTTTCAGTAGCAAGGTTGTCAATGTGCGGGGTGGGAAAGGGGGCCGCGCCTGTCGTAGCGACCCCCTCGTACATCTCAAATAACAGAATCCTAAATAAGGTACTTCAAATATAGGTTGTTTCAGTGTAAGGCTAGCAGCGCCTCATGGTGGAATCACCCCGCTTGTTTTTGACACCTTTGTGATATTCACTGCGCACATTATACCGTAGCGTGCAAGCGTTGTCAAGGGGGGCCGCGCCTGCAAAGACCCGGCCCCCTCGTTACTCACGTCAACGGCGTGCTACCTAGCCACCCGAGCCAGGTTTGTGGATGCTGATGCGGGCCACGATATGCGAGTTCGTGAAGGTCTGGCCCTCACCGCTGCACGTGGTGGAGACGAACAAGTTCTCAGCCGCCTCCGTGCAGTCAATCCAGCGATACGTCGAGGACAGACTGGTGAACGCAAGACCGGTTGCGGGAATAGCAGTCGAGCCTGGCGCGCTACAGATCAAGTTCCCGTCCTCGTCATTCAATTGGAAGGTCAATACATTAGTCGTGCCTGCAGCCACGTCAGTCTGCGACATGACATAGCAGTCCTCCACGTAGTAGAGGTAGCCTGCCGGCAGTACGGTGTGCCACTGATATGTGTCTTCGGTGCTGTGAACGGTCAACGCGCCGATATTGAAATCTCGCACTATCTGGTTCGGAACCATTTCCATCTCTCCTGTGGAGGGCTGTCGGTATGCCCCAGGCGCTCTATGATACCTCGCCTGACAACGGTGTTCTTTAGTATCGCCCTAGCAACCCCTCGGAATAGGGGAGGGCCGGGGGTTTAGTCCCGACCCTCATCGGGGCGGCGGGGCGTTACGGGGTGATGTTGTAGCCCTCACCAGTCGTCACGTCGGTGGTGCCGTACATGTGCGTGAAGCTACCGCGCCACACGGAAAGTATATTGGAGCGGCCCTTCATCGGCTCGCGCACCAGTTCGATAGTCACGTTCCGGCGGTCGGCGAACAGCCAGGTCTGGCGAGGCACGACGAGCAGGACGGTCGTGGATGTCGTGGCCCCGTCGTACAGGCCGGTCGCGGCCAAGTTCGTCGGTATCCATGCCGAGGAGACGATCGGAGAACCGAAGAAGTCTCCGACCTGCCCAGACAGAAGCGTCCGATCCCCCAACTCAGTATTGCGCAGGAACACAGCGGTCTTGTTGGTTGAGTTATCAACGAGCGTATAGGTCGCCGCCCGCAGCTTCGACGGGATGATGATGACCACATCAGACAGCGGCTCCAGATACTCCTGATTCATCGCGGTCATGATACTCAGCAGCGTGTCGCCGGAGTAGGTCGAGAGGTCAACCTTTGCCGTCGTCGTCACATTGTGGCAGTAGTCGCGCAAGCCATTCCAGGCCTTGCGGCGGTCGATACTCGAAACCACATTCGTGTCCATGTGCGTAGTCGCGGTATCGCCACTGATGACGGCTTCTTCGATGGCCTCACCCATAACCCGTGAGATAGTCTTGCGCAGTTCGGGCAGCAGGGCAACGATACTGTCTTCCTCTGCCTCTTCGGAGTAGGAAATCAGCGCGGCCAACTTCTTCGCGGTCAGCGTGCGGCTGGCCGTGGTCGGCGTGGTGCGCTCGTACTCGGCGGGCGCGTCGGCTTCGGATTCACCTTGCAGGTACGCGGTTCCACCAGTGAGTCCGAATGGCAGCACAAACGAATCCCTCGGCTGTTCGATGCGCGGGAAGAGTGACGTCACGACCAGGCCCTTGTGAATAGCCTCCACGAGTTCGGAGCTATACTCAGTCGGGCACCACTCGACGCCTTCGCCAGTGGTCGCGGTATCGATGGCCTTAGCCATAATGGGATTGCTCTCGGTCAGCCGGCGGTAGTATTCCAACCGTGCAACCGGCACCGGATTGCCAATCTCGCCGCGAACAACGGACAGGGTATAGAGGTCATCCCATACCGTCTTGAGCGCCTTCTCACTCTCATCCTGCGCAGGCTCACGAACCGCGCGCGCGATCTCCGGCATCGACTTCATGCGGGATACGCGGTCGAGGGCGATGCGGCTCTCGTCGGGGTCGATGTCAGGACGCTGAGTGTCAGCAAGCTGCTGCGCCAGTTCGTCCTTCTCTTTGCCTAGTTCGGTTACCTGTTTGGCGAGTTCGTCGAGGTCCTTGCGGGTCACCTTGTCGGCGTCAACCTCTGCCGCGCGCTCCTGGTCAGCAGCCGCAGCCTTCATAATGCTGGCCGCGTGCTCCTGAGCGCCAGCGATGTCCTCGTCAGTCACTTCGGCTACCGGCTTGTCGAGCGCCTCAGCAACCTTGTCTCTCAATGCTTTATCCATGTTGGATATTCATTTCCCTTTTTGTGTGGCCCTACTATGGTCTGGCCCCTATGTGCTGCTTGCTGCTCGCTGCTTCCGCTTACGACTTGCCAGCGAAACGCACTGGCTCTCTCGCGGGTATTCGCCAGCCGGATAGGGCTCCAGCCTGCCCGTCATCGCCTGCCTCTGTCACATCGGGCTGCAACAGTCGATCAAGCTCTTCACGGGCTGCCGCGAGGCGTGCTATGTAATCGGCAGATAGGTCTCTGCCTTCCTTCCGCCAATGGGTGGTTATGTTCGCTACTGATATGAGGCCGGTGCGGACCGTCTCGACATCATCCTCGAAGCGTTGTTCCTCCGCCAGTTCCTCTTCACCGGCCTTCCATATCGTTGCGTCATCCGCTCCCTTCTCCGGGAATGGCTTCGCAAACTTCTTGTAGTATTTCTTCGCGTGGGAAAGACAGCGGGCTATGTCGGCATCGGGGATGTCAACGCCGCCGCGCGCTCCTTGCAATGCGCCAACCGCCGACGCTACCCCGCGCCAGACCGCCGAGAGTTCACCATCAATAATGTCAGCGAAGCCCAGCTTGTATGCGCCGAGCGCCTGCTTGTCCGCAGTGTCATACCAGAGGAAAGCCTTGCGATACTGCGTCCAGTCCATGTCATCACCGTTAGCCCACGCACGGACGCGCCGGCTTGCACCGCGCTTATCCCACGGGCGTTCCTCAGGGGCAAGCGGGAGGTCGCCGAACGGGACCGCGCCGAGTTCGACTTCGGGGGCGATGGCATTCTCTTCCATGTCCAGGCCGAGTGACTTGGCGAAGGCGAGGGTAGCTCCGGTATTGGCGGGGATGGAAACTAGCGCCGTCTCCAGCCAGTCAATGCGCTTCCAGACCTTCACGCCATCATCCCGCTCCTCAAAGTCGGGCGTACCGTCGGGGTGCGCGCCATAGAGATTGCTGTATGGGCTAAAGCCAATAGACAGGCAGCGAATCACTTTATCCTTGACGAGCAGGAGCGCCTTGCGAGCCTCCTCTGTTGCGTCCGTCAAGTAGACGTGGATGCTGGATTCCCGTTCGGTGATACGGGCGTCAAGCGCATAGCCAATCGGGGTTTGCGTATCATGCTGCCATGTCATTATCGGGTTCGCCATGTAACGGTCGCGGGTCTCCTCCATCGCCTCGCTAGCCACTATCTCATTGGTGCGGTCTATCTGTGGAGTACTGGCGGTAGCCCAGAACGTGCGCTTGTCCTCGTCAAATTCCTTGACCTCCATCGGCATGACATTGATACGGTCAAAGGCGTTCGTGTTCGGCATACATAACTCCTCTTATTCCGCCCCTGATTTCGGTCGGTTGTCGGCCAAGTGTACTCGACTCTTCGGGCTGCCTACGTTAGTTTTAGCAGGACCGTCGCCCCACCTCACTGCGCAGGCTCAACATAGGCAGCACGAAAAGCCGCGCCTGTTAGTCTCTACCACTTTGCGAGTTCGGTCAGTGCGGCATGGTTGCGCCGCGCCGACCTTCTGCCTGCCTCCTCAAATGTCAGTGGCCGCGTCTCGGGTATGGAAGCGGAGTCACCAACGCTACACAAGTCCGGCCATTCCGTCACCGGCTGAAAGGTGACGCGCAAAGATGCGAGTGTGCCAGTATCGTTCGTCGCTGTTAGTGACGCCATAATGCGTGCGCGACCTCTCTCATTTCCAGCAGGCCTTCGTCCGTCAACTCATAAGGGCTGCCATCATCGGCTGCTATGATTTCGGTAGCCTTGCAACGCAATTCCGCAAGCCGCTCACCCGAGACGCCCAAGCAATCAGCAGATGGCATGTTATCGGAACTCATCTCGGGAAGTGTCTGGTCAATCTGCAACTGTGCGTGCGGTAGTATCGTATAGCTGGAGGATGACGTGAACTGCTCCAGCCTAGAAATCCTGAATTGCTGAGGTAACATCTTAGCGCGATCCTCTCCTGCTGCTCCGCTGCCCGCCTCGACGGGATAGCCCCCAAACCCATAGCGAAAAAAGATTGCAACTATTTTCAGAATCAGGCCGATTTCGCTTGACATCGGTATGCGGTTAGTCTATAATGTAGCCAGAATGAAGAGCACGGAGATAACTCAGGAGGCGGACAAGATGACAAAGAGAATCAGGAAGCAGTACGTGGTAGTCATAGACGGTGACGAGTGCGGGCGCAGGTATCTGTGCGACGAAGGTTTCAAGACGGTGCGGGGCGACCGCTATGCGGACAGATACACAAACAAGGCGGACGCAGCATACCTGGGCCGGTGTTATGTGAAGGAATGCCAAGATGCGAACCGGCAAATGAAGTTATCGCCGGAGGCCACGCAATACAATGTGGTAACCGTGTAGTAGCCGGCCCCCCCCCGCCGGTCGCCCTGCCAGTAGGGCTTGATAACGCGGCAACGCAGAAACCGGGAGGAATGACATGACAAGCGCAGACAACAAGCAGAGAGTGAGAAGTAACGCTGAGCATCATCTGCAGATAACGATTGATATGTTTCGGAGGCGTGCTGCTGACCGACTCGAGAGCGCACAGCAAAACATCAAGGCTACCAGCTCGGAGAGTCTGGCGGTAGCGCAGAAGGAAATCGGGGAGGCTAATGGGTTGCTCGAGGCCGCCGGAGCATTGCAGGAAAAACTCAACGCGGGTCGCTTTCGCCCTTGCACCCTCGACGTACTCGCCTAACCAAACCGCCGAGCTAACCCTCACCGCAAGCAGTTATCAAAGAACCGGGAGGCTCATCATGCAACATGACTACGCCCTGCACGCCGAAGCTCTTAGAGTAGCTAATGAAGACCGCGCGGAGTACGAGGCCGAGGACAAAGCGCGGGAGGAGGTGGTGCCGAGCTAGGCATGATACCAACCCATTCAGGTAAGGGTCGCCAGCGAATCGGCGGCCCTTTATCTTTGCTCCCTACCCTATACAGGTGAACCTTATCCCGATGCGGCGCAAGCTGACCGGCTTGCCCTTGTGGTCATCACTTATCTCCAGCCGCGTATCTGCATCACTATGATAATACCAAAGCCGCCTGCCTACCCGTATCGCAAGGAACAG